TAGCATTCTATCTCAAAGAGAGACAGGAACTATTAAATAAGATTGAAGCAGCTAAGTTGACAGATAAACAGAGAACCATAGCAGACTTATACCATCGACTAGGATATACACAGAAGGAAATATCAAAAGAATTGAATATAACACAATCCACAGTATCAGAGCAATTAAAAAGCATAAATAAGAAAATAAATAAATAAAAAATACAGAAAAAACCCGATATTTTTATACACATCTACATACCTGTATATAAATTACAGAAAAAGAGGGAATGATGAGCATAGAATTTACGAATATACTTTGTGATCGATGTGGAAAACCTTTAAGAGTACAGCGACCAATAACAGAAAAAGAGAAAACATGCACAGACTGTAAAAAAGAGATAAGTGACCTGAATAAAGAGTTTTGGGAACACAATTCCTCTGAGATTTCTCATAGGGCGCACCATTCAAATTGGTAAGAGTGGTGCGGAGTTTTAACATTAATTAAGAAAGAATTGTCAGGATTGATAAGGAGTTAATTAGTTTTTGTTTTACTTATGCGTTGGGGGTCTGACCACCCATAACCGACCCTCATTGGTGTGCTTAGAGACACACTAGAATGAGCAAACATGGAATGTGATGTTTAGTTCGCCTTTTTATTTGCCTTCGTTTTAATAGGTCAAAAACACGGTAAAAAAATACACCTTATCTGTAGAAATACAGAGCCTAAGCCCTGTTTCTGTTTCAGGGTATGGAGGTCAGGGTTTTACTCAAGGTTTCCCCTCATGTCTGCAAACGGATATGACATAAACTACCATGCAATTCAACGCATACGTTCTTAATCTCTAGTTTCGTGCTTTGGAACCTATACCCTACTCCATATCTTTTTCCCCCCATAATCACTTATGGTTGGGGTAGGTATGTCCTATAGGGTAAGTTAGATTAAGTTAAATTGAATATTACAATCTTTTTTTGAATAAATATGTACGGTATATGTTAAAATACCCGATATTTATATACACATTTTCATACCAGTGAGAAAATAAAAAACTAAATTAAATAAGTTTCGGATGGGGGGAGGGGTGGTAAGTGAAAAGTCTTACCACGGAAAACTTATGCCAGCAGGTAGAATTAAGACGGTAGAGCGTATTCTACGTCTGAAAGAAATCAAAAAGTTAAAAGATGAAGGCAAGTCAAATAATGATGTTTCTAAGGAATTGGGAATATCAATCGCAACAGTGCAACGGAATGTCAAACACTTAGAGGATATAAGTGTTGCAGACCTTACGCCTGAAGATTTATCCAGTAAACGTGCTGAGTTAGATTTAGATCTTCAAGAAATCCAAGAAAAAGCAAAAGAACAGTTTGAGATTTATGCTGCTAAAGATACCACACCGGAAGAGAAAAAGAGTGCTAGTCCAAGTGTGGCAAGGTCTTTTATGCTTACATGGCAAGCTGCCATTGAGATGAGGGCAAAGCTGTTTGGTTTAGATAGCGTAAAGGCTGATGGGATTACGTTCAACCAACAGAATAATTATCAAGTTCCTGACAAAGTGAGTTCCAGTGCGGCTAAAAAGATAGGCGACGCTTTAAAGCAGGAGCATTATGGAAAGTTATAAAATGGTGGATACCAAGTGTCAAAAAAATTTAATAGCAAACAAGAGGTCCAAGAAGAAAGGAAATCTGTAGATTCTAAATTCTCAGATGGTTTACCAGATTATTTACAAGACTACTTCGACACAGAAGAGTTGAAACAAATAAAAAAGGAAGTAGATGGTGAGAACTATTCTAAGCCTTTTAGAGAGAGGTTAGATTTTGGACTAGAGCGTGATCATGAATTTTGGGAAAACAACGATGTTGAACTAAGGAAGGTTTTAAGGAAAACGGATAGTCCGGTTTTTGATGAACAGCCTAGAGCAACAGAACGTGTAAGTCAGGAACAGGAGTTGACTCCTGGTGAGATCAAGGCTTTGGTTAGCGTTTGTGAATATGATTTAGAATTATTTGCTATTAGGTATTTTCCTCATTACCTAAAAAAACGAAGTAGTACACTTCATCGTTATCTATACAATACGTTGTCTAGAGAACTAGGTGGTAAGAAAAAAAAGTACCGTGGTTTGAAATTGGCTATTGCTGCACCAAGGGGTAACGCTAAATCATCCATAGTCTCTAGTATACTACCTGTATGGTGTATCTGCTACAAAAAGAAAAACTTTATCATTATGCTGTCTGATACAAAAGGACAGGCAGAGGATTTTTTATCTGATGTAAAAAGGGAGTTGGAATTAAATGATAAACTCAAAAGGGATTTCCCGGAAATAACAGGTAATGTTAAAGATAGTGAGATAAGGAAAGGGTTAGTTTGGAGAACGGACGAAATCATCACCAAGAACATGGTGAAGGTTATAGCTTTAGGTACAGGCAGTAAGATTCGTGGTCGTAAATTTGGAGTCTACAGGCCCGACCTAGTTATCGGTGATGATCTTGAAAATATGGAAATGGTCTTTTCCGAAACACAGAGGGAAAAGATTAGATTTAATTGGTTTGATAAAGATGTTAATTTCGTTGGTGCTGCTGAGGCAGACGATAATAACCTTAATGAAATGACGGACTTCTTTCTTGTTGGTACTATATTAGGTAAAGAATCTTTATTGAATACAATTATCAACACTTCAGAATATCCAGATTGGCAAACACAGAAATTTAAGGCTGTTGAGAAATTCTCAGATTCCTCATTGTGGGATGATTGGGAGAAGCTATACAAAGATCGATTTGATGTAGAGAGGATTGAAACTGCAAAAGCATTCTTCAAGGATAATGAGGAAGAAATGCTCAAAGGCACAAAGGTTCTTTGGCCTGAAGGCGACCCTTACTATAGTTTGATGATTGCAAAGCTAAAGAGTTACAGTGCGTTTATTTCAGAAAAGCAGAATGATCCAATTGATCCATCTAGAGTTATTGTTCAGAAAGAAGAACTTCATTGGGAAAACTTTTCCACAAACACAAAAGTACGTGAGGCTATTGATCGTGGTCTTAAGAAAGGTTTTGTGTTTGGTTCGTTGGACCCATCTCTAGGCAAGAAGCACAAGAAAGGTGATCCATCTTGTATCACGACACTTGTTCGTGATCCTAAAACTGGTTTCATTTTTGTTGTGTATTTTAATTTAAAGGTTCGTAGTGTAGATAAACAGATAGATGCCATTCTAAAAAGTCATAGCAACTTTAATTATAAATTGTTCGGCGTTGAGACAAATGCTTTTCAGTATGTTGTTGCAGAGGCTTTGAGGAAAAAATCTAAAGAACTTGGTATTTATGTGCCTGTTGAGGAAATAGATAATTACCAAGATAAGAAAATGAGAATTGAAAGTTTAGTTCCATTCTTAAAAGATGGTACTATAGTTTTTGATTCGTTACTTTTCAGCACAAATCAAATGTATAACAAATCGGTTGAGCAGATTTATACTTACACCGGTGACGATACCAAAAATGATGATGCCCCGGATAGTTTGGAAATGGCATTTAGAATTGCAAAGAAACCAAGATTCAGAATGATTACGACCTAATCATATTTTGTGTATGTTTCTTAAGGAGAGTAAATGACGAGACCTAGAAAAGTGAAACTCTCTGACAGGGAGCATCCACTATATAAAGAGTATAAAGATAAATGGGAATTGTATGAGTTAGCTATCAAAGGTGGTAGTGATTTTATAAATGTAGATACTCTCTTTTCACACAGACTTGAGGATAGTGATAGCTTTGATGAACGGTTAGAAAGGGCTTACTACCTTAATTTTTGTGAGACTATTCCTAGTATCTATAACAATTTTATATTCAAAGAAAAGATACAAAGACCGCACGATGAAAAGTTAGTTGATTTCAGAATGGATACGGATGGAAGAGGGACTAACGTTTCTGATTTTATTGCCAGGATAGGATTTCTTTCTAAGGTATTCGGTGCCATGCACTGTTTGGTCGATATGCCTGAGTTGTCTGAGGAAGAGGCGTATACTAGGAGATTCGTCAAAGAGAATAAAATTCAACCATACTGTAAAATGATATACCCATCTCAATTGAAAGATTGGAGTGTTGACAACCAAGGGAATTTTAGATGGGTGGTTATCGAACAAGACTATTCCAGAGATTCAGACCCAACGCTTGAAAGAGAAAACGAGAAGAGTTATTTACTCGTTACATTAGAAGAGTGGCGGTATGAGGCTGAGGATGGTTCATTGTTTAAGTTTGAGGATGGTAAAAGCAATAAGGGTCCGAATAAAGTAGGTATGATACCCATTATAACACTTTACAACAAAGACGTTGATGATAATAGAGTTGGCGAGTCTATGTTGAAAGATATAGTGTATATTAATAGGATTATACTGAATTGGTGTTCTTGCCTTGACGAGATGATTGAACGACAGACGTTTTCACAATTGATTATACCGGACGATGGTACTTTAGCAGATGAGAACGAGCAGGGCGGTGATCCGTTGAGGAAACTAGGAACGGCACATGCGTGGACGTTTAATGCTAATTCAACACACCCACCGGCGTTTATATCACCGGACACAAAGAATATTCAGACTGTGTGGAAATTGGTCGTTGACCATATTAAAGAAATTTACAGGTTAGCCGGTTTGATCGGCACTTCGGAAGATTTAAGTGCAAGTAGATCAGGCAGGGCAGCACAAATGGGTTTTCTAGGTGTTAACTCTGCATTGGCAGATACCGCTAAGAAATACCAGCAGTTTGAAGCAGACGTTAGTAGATTAGCTCTAATTTTTCAGGGAGATAGTCCTGAAGCGTTTAAAGAGATTAAATATCCAGACACATTTGATTTACAATCCTTAGCCGATGAAGTGGACGCTTTCTTTAAGGTGATGGAAAAGAATATGTCTGAAACGTTAAACAAAGAAATGATGAAAAATTTATCTAGACGTGCATTGCCTCTTGCCGCACCGTCAATTAAAGACGAAATTGAGAAAGAGATTGACGATGGTGACGGTTACATTGAGCCTCAGAATTCAAGACAGATTGTTATGGGAACTGAGAGTGAACATAAGCAGTTAGCTAAGGGTGAGGAAGGAAATCCTAACCTGAAACAAGTAGGCGATTCGTTTAGGACAAAAGACAGGCAAGAAAGTGAAACGACATCACATCGTACAAAACCTGATAAGTAAGAAGTAGCATTGGATAATGCTTCAATGTAAATTTAATTAAAAATTATCGGAGGATAATAGAGAGATGAAAATAGAAGAAATCACAAATAAAGAGTTAGCAGACAAGGTAGTTGAATTCAAGGTAGATATTTCGGGCTTGGATTCGGAAGATGATATTCAGGCTGCTGTTACAAAGCTGGACGACGACCTTAAAAAAGACCCTGACAAGCTGCAAGAGAAACTTGAGTTTCAGGTAACTGAAAGCAAAAAGGCTTACGACGCAAGAGATAAAGCTAAGAAAGACACAAGGACATTAAAGACAAAACTGGATAGTCAGGAAGAAGAACTTGCAGACCTTAAGAAGAAACTTGAGGGTTCTCCTAGCGTTGATGAGTATAAGCAACTTAAAAAAGACATGGATGCTATTCAGGCAGAGCGTGAAGAGAAAGAGCTATCCAAGTTGGATGAGGTTGAAAAGCAGAAAGTCCGGTTCCAGAAAAAGATGGATGATTTTGAGAGTAAGTTTGACCAGACTACTAATTCGTTCACACAGCAGATGGAGGAAAAGGACAAAGAGTTAGCCGCTTCAAAAAAGCAGGTAGCGTCTTTGAGGACGGTCAGACTTGGTGCAGAGATTTCCAAGGCTGCTGCTAAATTGAATGCTTATAATCCTGAACAGATTGAAAAACTTCTTGTAGGTGATTTTGTTTATGACGATAAGTTAGACACCTATTCATTTCTTGAAAGAGATGGTAAGGGTAAAATTGTTGATGAGAAAACAATTGCTGAAAGAGTTAAAGATTTTTTGGACGACCCTATAAACGATAACTTGGTTCGTAGCGGTGCCAAGGCGGGGATTGGTGCTAATGATAAAGGCACTAAGACAGATAATAAAGATACTGGCGTTGAGGATAAAGCCCGTAAGGGTTTTACTAAGATGTCACAAAAACGTGGAGAATATGATCCGAAAGACCCAGATGTTATCCGGGCTGCTGAACTGAAAGGACTCAGTGTTGAAGATCATATCGAAACTTTGAAGATAAGAGATGCCAAGTTAAATAAGATTAAAGGTATCAAGGAAGATAATTAATAAATTTTCCTATTTTATAAAAAGGTGACACTATTATTATGGGAGCTTTTTTAAGATTAGGCCAGGTAGAGGGTAGAGGGAAAGGCAAGGAGTTAACACTCGCTGCTGGACAATACTATCATATACTTGGTGGGCATTTTGTAAAAATGTCCGGTGCTCAGAACGGTGCTTCATTGTGTGCATCTGGTACGCCTACTGTTGCGGGTTGGGTTATTTCCCCAAAGCAGGATACCGGAAAAGACGCATATCTTACCGTTTCGGGCGATAAGGGTTTCTTGATTAATGGTTACGAAGATGTATTTGCAATTCGTCCCGATGAGACTTTCGCTAGTATGGCGGCAAGTTGGGTCGGTTACGGCATGGGAATGACTCTTGCCAACGCTACTTACGCCACGATTCAGAAGGCTAAATTAGTTGCGGCTGGTACTGCTTCACCGTTGGCTTGCGTTGACGTTGATGTAGAGCAGAAAATTCTCTATGTGCGAATTAAAACACATCAACCTGCATAAAGAGGGGTGTTAAAGTTATATGGCTGGTGTTCATAGAAATCAGTTCACTGAGGCGATGAAAAAAGATATGTACGCATATTTTTGGGAAAAGTATGACGATACTCCTCCGGTGCATCAGGAAATATTTGAGGGTACTACGTCAGATGCGGCGTATGAACAGTTTACGTCTGCTATCGGACTAGGGGAACTATTGGAGAAACCAGAAGGTGAAGATCTTCAGGCTGACGCTCCGATGGAGTCATACACAATTGTGTGTAAAAACAGGTCTTTTGGTCGTTTGGTGCGCTTTTCATACGAAACGGTACAGGACAGTCAGAAAATGGGCAATACGCTCATGTCAACGGTTGCAACGTGGGGTAGGATGGTTCCGATAACTAAGGAAAAATTCTATGCTAAGTTTTTCAACAACGGTGCGCTTGCCGCTGGTCATGATGTGTTTAACAACAGCATTACAGGTGTTGTTACGGATTCGTCCGGTAATCTCATTTATGACAACAAAGCGTTTTTCAGTACCACGCATACGTCTAGGGCGGGTAGTGCGTACAGCAATTATAACTCTGCTAATGCGCTGAGTCATACCAACCTTCAGTCTACATGGCTGACGTATCACAACACTAACAACAGGGATGAGAGGGATGAGATCGTAAAGTTACGTGCAAACGTGCTTTTGATGCCGCCCGCTCTTAAGTTTACTGCTCAGGTTATTCTGAACACTACGCTTATCCCCGACAGTATGGATAACGATACAAATGTACTTAACTCTATCGTTAATCCGTTAGAGTGGGATTATCTTACCGATACCGATAGTTGGTTCTTGGGTCAGCTTAAAGGTGGTTTGATGTCCACAGATCGTGAGGATGTTATGCTCGACTTCTGGCAGGATGAAACAAGCAAGGATTATTTTGCTTCGATTTTTACCAGATTTGGTGGATGCGTTACAAACTGGCGACATTGGATTGCTAATAACGTCTAGAAATAGATGTTAAATATTTGGGGGTAGTTGCCTGTAATGGGCGACCCCCCATAATTTTTCTTTAAAGAGGGTGATGTATTTGGCAAATTTTGATGGTGGTTTTAGTCCAGAAACATTAGCATCGATTCCAAGAAATCCTATTCGTAGTGTTTCCGATTTATATCCAGACCGAACGGCAACACCTTCTGGCACGGATTTTCGTGGTAATCCTATTTTCCCTGTAAAGGATACCGGAACCGTTAAACGGTTGGATGATCAGGTTCCGACAACTACACAGGATATGAGTAGGCTTTACCAGTGGGAGTTAGGTGATACGATATACGGTGATCATGCCAAACATGATAAAGCAATGAAGAATTACATTGCCGATATTACCAGAGCCGATGGAGCGCAAGAGGGTTACAAGCATATATTTATTGATACATTCAGGCCGATAGGACCGCAGTTAGAACGGTTTAAGGTTAAAAGAAAACGGCGAATAGTGCAAGATTAATTAGGAAATTTTTTCACACAACTTAAATTATGGAGGATTGTTATGAGAGGAACGATTAAGGGTATTGTAGTTTTGACAGGAATGATGTTTTTATTTGGTGCATGTGCTACGGGTAGTATTCAAACTAAACCGTTGACACCACAGAAGGTTGAAGTAGTTGTGACAGTAAAGAATGCCGAAGGAAAAGCTGTTAAAGTATCAAAGGTTGGCGACAGAACCAACAAGAGTATGGATATTCCTAACCCACGAGTGAGTTTATCACAAATGTCGATGATTGCTGGTAAGCCTGGGCAAGAAGAAATTTACACCAAAATCTTTTCAGGTTTGTCTGTTTCAGATGTTACACGTTTATGGAATGACATTATATACATGTCAAAAGAAACTGACATCAAAATTGTAAATATGTTTATCAATAGTCCTGGTGGAGATGCCTTTTCCGGTCTTGCATTAGCTGATCAGATTGAAAGAGCAAAGAGACTTGGAATCACTGTTAAAGCCTACGCTTCTGGAATCATTGCCAGTGCTGCTGTGCCTGTGTTTGCTGTTTGTAGTGAACGCTACGCTGCTTCTGGGACAATCTTTATGGTTCATGAAGCTGCACTTTGGAAATGGCCCGGACGTGAGACTGCTTCAGATATTAGATCACAGAATGAGTTGATGGATATATTACGGAGTCGGTATTTGGGTTATCTTGTACAGTATACCAAACTTGACCTTAAAAAATGGGGAAAGATGGAACGTAACACAACGTGGTTTGATGCTGAAAAGGCGTTAGCTATTGGTCTTGTAGATGAAATTAAGTAAGTACCGGATGGTATAAAAACAATTAAAAAGGGAGAATGTCAGATGGATGTCTGTAAAATTTGTGGTAAAGACGATTTGAAAAATTTGGGTTCACACGTAAGGGCGGCACACAAGATGGGTTTAGAGGAATATAATAATACGCCTCTTGATGATTCTTTTGATGAGATGGAAGAAGGGGCTGTTCTTGAGGATGCTGCTGAAATAAAAGAGGATGAGATTCCTCCTACAAAGATTGACGTTACAGCCCAAGAGAGAGTATCAGGAATTATTGATGTCGAAAAAAGATTTACGCCAGATATGACTGTTGGTGAGTTGCTTACTTTAAAAGGTTTAACATTTAAGGAGCTTGGTTCTATCATTAATCAGTATCAAAATGGTAACAAACCACACCCTTCACAGTTAGCGCAAAAGAATCTAGCACTTGGTGTAAAGGGTGCTGAAGAGTTGAAGGATATGTCAAACCCAAGTACAACTAACCTACATATTGCAGAAGCGTTGTTAAAGAATTATGGATTTGAAGTTAGAGAGATAACAAGAAATCCAAAGACTTGGCATTTAAGGAAGATAGCCTAAGTCATTTTATTGTCGGATTAAACGGTACTTGTACAAACTCCAGTAACAAGATGTTGAATGTAGAATACCATTCCTACATTTAACTGTCCGTCCGATGTAGGAGAGTGCTAAGAATGGGTCAGAGTCATTTTAAATCAAACTTTATAGGTAAAACTGGAAACGAGTATATTGCTTCCGTAGCTGCTGTTAAAAATATTTCTGCAATCAGTGGTACTACAGTCACAGGTGGAACCGTTACAAGTACGGGTCCAGTTATTGCTGGTAATTACATGCGTGTTGGTGCAAATCAGTATATTTTTGCTGGTAGTGTTAATACAGGTGCTTCTATTGTGGCTGAAGCTACAGCACTCGTTGCAACCCCTATTAAGGGTTCTATGTATATGAGCACAAAAGGAAATATGTGGTTTCTCGTCGATGATTCTACGGCTAGTCCTGTGCAGAGTCTAGCGTAAATAAATATGGGTTGGGTAATTTTTCCCAACCCTTAATTTCTTAAAAAGGAGAATCATTGATATGCCCTATATGAGTGTAAATACAAGGGATATTTTTGCTGGTGATTTAGTTGCCAGTACAACTTATTCTTTTTCAAATTGGATTGGTGTAGAGGTTGATAATGTATCTGTGATGTGTGGTGTGGCAACTATGACTAGGAGTGGTGTTATACAGTTCCGGTTTGAGGGTAGACTAGCCTCTAGCCTTACAGAAAGAGTTGCCAGTATGTCAACACTTAGTATTGCAGGTGCCATAACCCCTGATAAAATTGTTAATTTAAGTACACCAAAGGTAAAACAAATAAGAGTCGGAGTACGTGCAGATACGTCAGCTTCACTCACAGGCAGTCCTTGTAACGTATATAGTAAAATCTATTTACGTGAAACGGTCTAGGTGATGCTAGATGTTTCAGTCAAATATGACTGTGTTTTGGAAGGTTTTTCTTCCATTCGTTTTTGCGGCTATGGTTGGAACAAGTGGGTGGGCGTTAGTAAGTGTTGCTGACCTACCAAAATACTACGAGACAATTGACAATCACAAGGACGATATTAAAACTTTAAATGGTGACGTTGATAAAGTAAACAAAAAAGTGGACGATTTGCAATCAGAAATTGTAACCCAAGGGAACAATATTGAGACTAAGGTCGACGAGATAAATAAATTTCTAAGGGATTATTTTTCTAAACATTCAAACGATTAAGAGGGACTTAATGGATATAACTCTTCAAGACAAAGATGGTTTAAAAAAGATAGATAAATTTTATCTGGATGAGCCTTGTGTTGTTTCTTTTTTTATCGGTGAGTTGGGGTGGTTAGCGCAACGTTGGCAGGGATACTTACGACACCTGAAATATAATATATACAAAGATCATAAATTTTTAGTTATGCTTAATGGGCAGTTCCATGTCTTAGTGGATGATTTTGTGAACTGCACCATTGATCTTCCAGAAGAATTTTATAACTTAGGGCTTGAGACAGATTGTTATGAAGCCCCACTTCCAAATTCCATGCCTTCCTCTCTCACTCCCCCTGATGTGTGGTTCAGACTTATTGAGTATTTTAGAGAATTTTATAATCAAGAGAAAGCCGTAGAGATTTGGACACCTAGAGGGTGCAATCAGTGGATTGATATGCAACCTCAGTTGTTCACAAAATATCATACGGAGGCTCTTCTAGATACTAATAGGCCCGTACTTACAATCTTTCCTAGAGGTAGAACTAGAGCAGCGTTCAGGAACGTACCTGAACATGTTTGGTTTGAGGTTGTTGAAAAGTTACGACAAAAATTCAACATAGCCCTTTGCGGCACAACCTCCGGCTCTTTTCTAGTTGACTACCAAGCACCCAACGTAGAAAATTTTATAGGTAAAGCAGATTTAAGTAAAGTTGTGTATTTGCTTAATAATTCAGTGTGTTCTATCAGTAGTCAATCTGGCCCTACTCATGTTTCATTGTTGTCATGTTGCCCTTCTTTTATTATAGGCCATGAGAGAATAAGACATACACAGGATGATA